GTCAGTAACTGTTTGCTTGCAATAGAGATTCTAACTGATTGTAAAGAATCTTTAATAAACAACATTTTACTCCTAATACGAGGAATTAACACATAAGCAGAATGAAATCTGTTATACATGTTATTTACTCGGTCTTTGAGATTTAAATATTTCTCATATAATGGTGGGTAATACGTATTGTAAGCAAAATTTGCAAGTTGTGCAACGGATGATTTTACAATCAAGTAAAAATCTCTGTATGCTCTTGCATTTCTATGCAATGGTACTAGCCATTCATTATTAACAGAATAAATAAATAAGTAATTCACAAAGATTTGATAATTAGTAAAGAATTTAACAAATTCGATAAGATCATCTTTGAGAAAATATCTGTAGTAATAAGTTGGTCCAAATTGAAAATGGTCGCGGATTATTGGTCCCATGTTCCTATATGAACTAGTCAAAAGAATAATTGGGTAAAGCACCATAAACAAAGGTGGCCAAAATATCATACAACAGGTGAAGAAAAAACCACTAAAGCCAAATAATTCACTTAATGCAATTGCACCAACAAAGGTTGTCATTGGTAACAATCCGCCAAGAAATGGTTGTAAGAAAGCTGGTACTTGGTAGTTCCCTTCAAATGGTACTTCATACTGCCGACGATCGAAATTTGCATGGCGTACTACAGCAAGATCACGGATATTATCCATTATCTCATCTGGTACTCCATCTCTCCGAAGGTTAACAGCCTCTACAGGTACTAATGTATAAGTAGAGATAACGTACGCAATAAATAAGTACACACAAAGCAAAATTAAACGATGGGGTCTGATGGAATCGACATAATTGTCGAACCTATCAAGAATACCCAATTTCTCGATCAATTCTTCTTCAATGTTTTTGCAGACTTCAGCGCCTGCGTGTTGCCGTTTTAATTCAACGACGGGAATTTCAGTTTGATTTTCTACTCTTTCTTGAGCCTCTACACACGTAGATGTTGTTTGTTTGTTATTTAATTCACACATATAAATGGAAATTAGATACACCGCCACGTTTCTAAGGACC